TTGATAATGGTTATGTATATTTTTCTAAAAATGGTACATGGGAAGATTCTGGTGATCCTGCATCTGGTTCAAGTGGTACTGGTGGTTTTAGTTTATCAGGTTCAACTACAGGTGATCCTTGGCATTTAATTGTATCAAATTGGGGTGCACAATTTATAGTAAATTATGGACAAGAAGGTACTTTTGCTGGAAGTGTAACAGCAGGTGGAAATAGTGATACAAATGGTTATGGTAATTTTAAATATTCTGTACCTAGTGGATATTCAGCTTTATGTGCTGGAGCATTACCAATAGATGATGAAATTGATCCTGCACAAACTGATGACGATTATCCACAGAAATTGTTTAATGCAATAGCATATTCTGGAGATGGAGGAGGAAGTCAAACAACTGGATTTCAACCAGATTTAGTGTGGGTAAAAAGACGAAATGGTGACCAAAGTAATGGCTTGTGGGATAGTTCAAGAGGAACTACTAAAGTATTAAATTCAGATGGTACAAGTGCTGAAGGCACATCTTCTGGTTTAACATCTTTTAATACTACTGGTTATACTATGGGTGAATATTATAATCAAAGTGGTAATACTTATGTTTCATGGTCGTG